AGATGCTCACGATTATCTTCGTTCCACGGTTTTCCTTGGAAGACCATTTTTTTAATGATCTCAAGGAACTCACCGCCCTCAGCATTAATTCCAACACCAGCAGTAAGCAATCTCTCAATATTGGCACCTTGTCGATCAAGATCCCCGATACGATCAGCAAAGTCAACAAAGTTTGTAGAAGCATCTGAAGTAACTGCTGAAACAAATTCTTCATAGCGTTCAAATTTAATAGTCATACGTTCCACTCAGCAAATTTAGATAGTCGGTTTTGTGTTTGTGCAAATTGTGAGAACTCTTCACCAGGGTCCTCTTGATTAATGTTGATGTCAGAAGCATCTTCCGCTACATCATACAGCCTCATCTTGGATCTGTCAATTCCCACCATGAATTTTCGTGAGGCAGCAGTTTCGTTGTATCTGTTCTTAAGTTGTTTGACCATGATGCGACCCTGTTGTTCAAGCTCATCAGTGCTGATGAGAGCAAACATAAAATCAGCAGTGGCAGGCAAACCAAAAGACTCAGAAGTATCGGTAAGGTCAGGGTCAGAATTGCCGTAACCACTACGAGTAGTTTGAGTAGCTGTGACAATAGGAACATTACATTCCACAGCAAGACCCCGAAGCTCCTCAGCAATCGCCTTGACATACGTGTAAGAGTTGACAATAGCACCTTTATACCTCGCTGATGCACAGATGTTCAGATAATCAATGTAGATTATATCTGGTTTAAAATCCCTTTTGAGAGACAGATCACTTATGAGTGATTTAAAATGTCCAGCATGTGCTGATGCTGTGGGATACTCTTTGATAATAAGTTTGCCTCTAGTTTTCCTAGAGATCTCCTGAACTTTAGAATTGAAGATAACTTCAGGTAGTTCAGCAATATCTTTGATAGAAACATTTAAAAGATTCGCGTCAATTCGTTCAGCAATTTTCTCCTCTGCCATTTCACATGTAATGTAGAGTACGTTCCTGCCCTGAGTGAGCGCGGCACCAGCGCAATGGCACATGAATAGAGATTTCCCGACACCTGTACCAGCAAGAGCGACACTGAGAGTCTTGTTAGAGATACCACCTTTCGTGATGTAGTTAAACTTTTCCAGATCAAAGGGAACTTTCTCTTCTTTGCGGTGGTAGAATTCATAACGGTCTTTTGCTTGTTCAATGTAATCGTGTCCTATGTGCTCGTCGAACGATACAGCCAAGGCTTCTTGGAGTATCCCTGGGATCGCATCCTTTGATATTTTTTTATCGCCTCCATCTGCGATCTTGATCGAGGACATAAGGGCGAGATAGATTGCTCTGTCTTGACACCACTTTTCTGTTGCATCGAGAAGCCATTCGTAGTCAACCCATTCGTCTGTGAGTCCTCGTATCGTCTGTAACGTATCTTTAAACGATTCGTCAGTAAGATCGTTACGATTTTGGACGTTAATCGCCAAGACCTCTTGAGTAGGAACTTTATCGTACTTACTAGCGAAGTCCGAAATCTCCTCAAAGATAACTTTTTCATGATACTCTTCAAAATAATCTTCTTTTAAGAAAGGAACTACCTTACGATAATACTCTTCGGTAAAGATGAGATTGCGTAAGATAGTTTGTTGAATACGCTCAGTTGCCATAAGAGAATTCTTTCTGCGCTGCTTCTTCAAGTTTAACCATTACTTCTTCTGTGAAATACTTCTCGGGATTTGCGAGAATAGATTTAGGATAGACAGATGATTCACCCATTTTAACACGATTACCAACACGTTGGAAGACCCCGTATTGTTCACCCAATTCTAGTAGTCCATAATACTTATCAAGTCCACGTTCATCATAAAATAAACGTGTCTCAATTTTACTACCCTCTTTGGTCAGTCGTGATTTCTTTGCTTCGCACTTGATAATATTACCCACTACCTCAGTGCCATCCTTTTCTTTTTTCTTGCCAAGATAGATGATAGTAGAAGCAGCATACTTAAGACCTGTACCACCTCCCATCTCTTTCATTGGCACGTAAGACCCAATCACATCATAGGTATGATTAGTGACGATCATAGGCACCTGTGCTTGCCCCAACTTCAGCGTGAGCACCCTGAAGGCACCTTTAATCAACTGACTTTTAGTCATGTCTCTGACCTGCTTATCATTGGCAACGTCTTCCATCTCTTTAGATGTTGAAAGCATGCCGAGAGAGTCAAGAACAAACATCATAGGTTCACGTTTGTCTTTAGGTTCTTTCATATACTTGTCAACAATACGACAAGCTTGAGTCCTGAACTCCTCAATAGTCGAAACAGGAAATAGAACCATACGAGAACTATCGATACCACGCGACTCAATCATGTCACGGGAAATGGCGGATTCAGTTTCAAAATAAATGACACCACCTGTAGGATTATCGCGAAGGAAATTACGAACGACACTAAGAGCAAAAAAAGTTTTTCCAGTGCTTGATTCTCCTGCAAGAGCGGTGACTTTGTTTGAAGGAAGACCTCCAAACAGAGAACCACTAACCAAGGCGTTGAAGATATAACTGCCAGTATCGACATAATCAGTAATGTCACCTGCAGCAACTCCTTCACTAACCAAACCAGCAAATTCATTGCCACTGTCTTTAATTACTGCATCTAGAAATCCCATTTGTCTGTATTCTCCTCGTAAAAGTGTACATAATTATATTTTTGCTGCATGAGTTTAACAAACCCAAGAGCAACTTTGTGATCATCAAAACATTTAATGTCTTCTGATCCTACTTGTCCCACGACATGGTTTGTCCACGTGACAACATAGATTTTCTTGCTCACTCAAAGAAACTCCCAATAGAGACAGATTTTTTATGAGTCCATCCTATACATTGTAGCACATTTTTGAGCGGTTCCAAGAACGACTTTTCAAACTGTGTCTGATAATCCACATACTTTTCCAATCCAAACTCTTTCGGCAAATCTCCAAAGAAACTAACCACATTTTCATGGAGTGGGTTGGGTGTTTTCAAATACATGAATTTAATTTTTTCACCTTCTTGAATCAAAGGATGCTTGTTTTCAATATCATGTTTCTTGACATAATAATTATACAACAATGCACCCCTCACCGCAATGGGTGTTCCTTTCTGATAAATCTCATTCGGGTGGCGATATTTTGCCAAGTTGTTAACTCCTCTGGGGAAGGCAACTTCGTTATAGGGTCGTTCCCTAGTTTCTGTTCGGACAACATTGATAAAATTGATAAGTTCATCATTTGTTTTGCCGATAATAATCTTGAACGCTGCATACAACTTGTCTCTAAAATATGCTGGTGTAGATGACCTAGCAGTTTCCAAACCCATGATTTTCATCTTAGGTTTCTTATAACGAACACCCTCACTATCCCATACATTAAGAATATATCGTTTCTTTGCAGTCCAGATGCCACGGTCAGCGATGTTCTCCCGCTTCATTTGCATCTTCTGATCATATGCCGAAACATAATCTGCAAGTTCTTGATATGAACTCTCAATAAAAGGTTCCAATTTCTCCTCGCAGATCTTATCAAGTATTGATACAATTGCTGCTTTATCACTAGACTTAGCACTAAAAAATTTAGTAACAAGAGGTCCAAGATTAAGATAAATTGAGTCGGTATCGGATGCGATGACATAATCTACACCCTTAGTTTGCAAAAGAGTATTTAGATACCCATTCATCTTGTTCTCAATCCATCTGATGGAAACCTGACCGGATAGAGTGATTGCCTCAGCGTTAGCAAGACGATAGTACCTAAAGTGTTCGTTGCCGATAGCACCATAAGCAGAGTTCAAAGAGATCTTCTTTGCCATCTGGATGTTATTGCAACGGGCGATCTCTTTCATGAGTTCAACAGTAGGAGTTTTCTCATACTGTTGCTTTGCCTTGATCATCCTCTTCTTGAATATAACACGAGAGTCATACATCTTCTTCATCATTTGTGGCAGGAACCCATGCTTATCTTTACGATACTGAGCTCCATTAGCACACACAGCATACTCACCGTCTATCGTGACCTGCTTTTCAAGGATCTTATCAACTGTAACTGTTGGATGTCTAGATTCCTGTAAGGTCTCGGGAGAGATATTGTACTGCATAATAAGATGAGGATACAGAGAGTTGAGATCAAAAGACACCACCCAATCATAGAATCCTGGTTTCGGTTCTTTAACATATGCCCCCGCATACTTCTCTGTTTTAGTTGCGCTTTCCTTCTTGGGAGGAATTGCAATCTTACGCCTAAGCAGTTCACAATAGATATAGTTGTCCCACATACGAACCTGTGAGAACACGTCCTCGTAGTTTACCTTAGCATCATATGCCATGGTGTATGCAAGTTCAATCAACTTCATCTTATCATCTAGTTGATCTACCAGACGAACATCATGGATGTTATACTCAATGAACTTCTGCCAATCTCCTTCATAGAATTCTTTGAAGGTATCAAACTCTGAGTGATCTAGTTTCTTAGATCCAAGTTCAACAAAAGCAATATGATCTAGACGATATGATTCTTGATTAGTATAAGTGAATTTTCTATAGAGATCATAGTAATCTAACGTAGCAATTCCAGGAAGATCATAAGCAATTTGCTTTCTTCCTTTAATAACAATTTCCCTACACGAAATAAGTTTCCAGGGACTGAGAGTTTTAGTAAACTTCTCGCCAAGAATTCTATCAATACGCCTAGCAATATATGGGATATCAAATAACTGGACGTTCCAACCCGTGATAACATCGGGACAGTTCTCATTCCAGTAGTACAAGAATGCCTGAAGCATGGTTTCTTCAGATGCAAAATGCATATAGTCAACCATAGGATCTTTATTGTCAAATGGACGAGCTCCAAAGACAATAATGCGACCAGTATAAGAGTCCTTAATACTGATCGCTAAGATTTCTTGATCTGCAGTTTCAATGTTAGGGAATCCATTCTCTGCTGCTGTTT